AAGGATGGGAAGATTATGATTTATGGATTAGAATGGGATTGAAGGGATATTCGGGGAAAAGAATACCAAAACCTCTTTTTGTATATTTTCACCACGAAAGTGACGGAACCGTATCAACAGAGGCGAATAACAACCAACAAGAGTTGTATAATAAAATAATGAACAAAAATTTTAAGAATGAAAATTTTAATTAAGTTTCCTACTAGAGGACGAACATTTAAATTCTTTAATGTTTTAAAAATGTATTACACAATGTGTGATGATTTAGATAATATTAAATTTTTAGTAACATTAGACACTGATGATAAAGTTATGAATCAACCGGGTGTTATTGAGATGTTTAAAGAATACAAAAACTTATCATACATTTATGGTGAAAGTAAATCAAAAATCGAAGCCATAAATAGAGATATGGAAACCGAAAATGATTGGGATATTGTCTTATTAGCATCTGATGATATGATACCAAAAGTTAAAGGTTACGATACAATCATTAGAAAAAAAATGAAAGAAAAATATCCGGATACTGATGGTGTTTTATGGTTTAATGATGGTTATCAAGGTAATAGATTGAATACTTTATGTATTTTAGGTAAAAAATATTATGAGAGGTTTAATTACATTTATCATCCAGAATATAAATCTTTATGGGCGGATAACGAATTTATGGATGTTGCAAACTTATTAAATAAACAAACTTATTTTAATGAACTAATAATTAAACATGAACATCCTGATGTTGGATTCGGTGGTCGAGACAATATACATTTAGAAAATTCTAAAAATGATTATATTGATAAAAATTTATATCTAAAAAGAAAATCAATAAATTTTGAATTAAATAAAAATTTATAATAAAATATGAATAAATTAATAATAAACCGAAACGAAGGTTTTTTTTCGGATTTTTTAACATTATTAGCGGGTATAATGTATTTTAACGATAATAATCAAAAATTTAATGTTGAATGGTTTAATTATATGTATAGTGATTTATCTAACGAAAATCTATATGATAAATTTTTTAAACAAGTTTATGATATTGAACCAATTACGTCAACATTTATTAATTTAACCCCTTATGGGTATTATTTCCCTGAAGCTATTGGAAATGGACTTGATGAATTAACTATTTTAAAAAATTTAAAAACCCCCTCTCAAACATTGATTGATTTAAAATTAATGGATAATATTTTTTTTAACAATATTGATAAAAATTATTTTAAAGGGTTAAAAACTTTAGGTGTTCAAAAAAGAGGTACAGACCATAGTACTCACGGAGCATTATTATCTGATGAAATTATTTTGTCAAATATTAATGAAGAATTTAAACATAACAGTTATGATAAAATTTATTTAATGACTGATGATAATAATTCTTTGAATTTTTTTAAAAAAGAATTAGGTGATACTTTAATTTATACTGAATCAAGAAGGGGTGATTCTAATGTTGGTTTACATTTTTCAAATCTACCAAATAAATCTAAATTAGCCGAAGAAGTTATTGTTGATTCTATTTTATTATCATTAACTGATTTTAAATTAGTAAGTAGAAGTAACGTATCAACTTTTTCATTATTAAATAATTTAAATGAAAATTTTAAATATATGGATAAACACATACATTATAGTTAATAATATGAAAAACAATATAACATTATATAATCATTTCCACAATGGTGATATATTTTACTCAAGAATATTAATTAATATTTTAAAAAACCATTATAACATTACATACTATCATAATCTACAATCACCATTATTTGAAGATTTACCTGAAGTTAATGAAATTGTGGGTATCCCCGGAAATTATGATATTCACAACACAAATTTAGAAAATAATATTGTGAATACTTGGATAGGACAAAAACAAATGATTTATGTATCACACCAACCTATTCCTGGTTGTTCATTTATTAATCATTTTAAATTAGTTACCGATATTTGTGATTTCTATAATATTGAATTAGATAATGATTTTAATAAGTATTTACCCTCTGTGATTAATACTAATTTAAAATCGCATGATAATATTGTAAACAAAATAAAAGAATTAAAACTAAAATATGATTTAATTATTTTAGTTTGTGACGGTAATGTAAATTCAAGTCAATCACATAATTTTAGTTTCACACCTATTGTTGAAAATTTGTCTGAAAATAACCCTAATTGTTTATTTTTAAGTACTAATCAATTATATGAAAATAATTCTAATGTTATTACAACATATCCACAAATAACAGAATCATTACCTGATTTATTACAAATTAGTCTAATTTCAAATCATTGTGATATTATTGTAGGAAGGGCTTCCGGACCATTTTGTTTTACACATACTAAAGAAAATTTTAATGACGATAAAAAAACATTCATTTCATTCACATTTAATGAATCTGAAGGTATATTTTATTATGATGGTAAAAATAAAAATTTATGGTCAAATAATTTAAATTATCCTAATATGATAACAACAATACAAAATGAAATAAATTTAAAAATTAAATAATTATGATAGGTGAAAAAATTGAAGAAATAATTAAAAATAAAACATTAGAAATTTTAAGTAAAAATAAAAATGTTGAATTACCTGATGATATCATTGAAACCGATAATTTAGGTGAGGTGATTGAAAAATTATCCATATTACATTGTAGAATGTGGTATTTAGAAGACGCCATTAGTGATGCTAAAACCGACTCTGAAATTGCTGTGTTAAAGAAAAAAATTGACATCTGTTTTAAAAGTAAACGACCTAAATATGTTGAGGCAATAAATCGGATGGTTGATAATTCAATAAGTCAAGGTAAATCATTAATTGAGGATTCGGTAAAATTATATAAAGGTGTTGAGTAATTTAGTAATTGGGAATACATCTCAGTTAAGTCATTATTTCCCCAATGATTATGAAAAAATATCGTCCCGAAACATAGATTTTGCAACACTTTGTTCTAAAAAGTATGACAAGGTTTTTTTATTATTTGCGGAACAACGAACTTTTTTAAATGAATCTGATGAGTTTTTTATAAAAACTAATTTTGATTATACGTTAGAAGTTATTAATAAGTTTAAAGACATCTCAAATAAGGTCATCATTTATTCAACATCAGAATTGTGGAATAAATACGACGGGTGTGTCTCCCTAAGTGATGAGTATAACTATAATTACTCACCATATATTAAATCAAAAGAAATTCTCTGTAACTATATTAATCATAACAGAGATGTTTACCCTAACGTAATAATAATCTACCCATTTAACTTTAATTCTGTTTATAGAAAAGAAGGGTTTCTCTTTGGTAAAATATTTGATTCAATACTGAACGATAAAAAAATATCTATTGGTGATATTAATTTTAATAGAGATTTAACCCACCCTAAAAACATTGTTGATGTTTCATTAAAAGCCGATAAAGATTGTATTGTTGGTTTAGGTGAATTAATCAATGTTCAAAAGTTTATTGAGGACATCTTTACAAAATTAAATAAAAACATTATAGATTACATAGAATACGACGAATCCAATAACTTAAAAATAAAAAGAGGTGGTTATTATAGTTGCGAAAAAACAATAGATTATAACGACCTAATCAACTTAACAATTAAAGACATATATGAGTATTAAACTAGTAAAGGACACTATTGATTTTGATGACATCACCAAATTAATAGAATGGTTAAAAACCAATCCAAGATTAACTAAAGGAGAATTAACAACAACTTTTGAGGACTTATGGTCTAAATGGTTAGGGTGTAAGTATTCGGTATTTGTGAATTCCGGGTCTTCAGCCAATTTAGCGGCGATTTATTCGTTAATACTATCCGGTAAGTTAAAAAATAATAAAATTATTGTTCCAGCAGTTTCTTGGGTAACTACTGTGACACCGGCAATACAATTAGGATTAACGCCTATTATGTGTGATTGTGATAAGGATAATTTAGGTTTAGATATTAACCATTTAAAAACGTTAATTAAAGAAGAAAACCCTTCCGCAATTATATTAGTTCACGTATTAGGTTTTCCTAATCATATGAAAGAAATCATTGAGCTATGTGAAGAAAATGATATTTTATTAATTGAGGATACTTGTGAATCTATTGGTTCAAAATACGGTGATAAACATTTAGGAACTTTTGGAGATTTATCAACCTTTTCATTTTATTTTGGACATCATATGTCAACAATTGAAGGTGGTATGGTATCAACAGATAATGAAGAATTGTATCATATTTTATTATCCATTAGGTCGCACGGGTGGGACAGAGATTTACCTTTATCGAAACAAAAAGAATTACGCGAAAAATATAAGGTTAATGATTTTAAATCATTATACACCTTTTATTACCCGGGGTTTAATTTAAGAGCAACTGACTTACAAGCGTTTATCGGAATTCAACAAATGGATAAATTAGACCATATTGTTGAATCTAGATATAAGAATTACATAAGATATAAAGAAGGTATCAAAAATGATTTTTGGGAGGTTAAACCAACAAGTAATTCCTATGTGTCAAATTTTTCTTATCCTATAATAACTAAAAATCTTGACAGATTGATAACTGAATTACAAAATAATGATATCGAATGTCGACCATTAATTTGTGGGTCAATAAACGAACACCCATTTTGGTATGAAAGATATGGGAAACAAGAATTACCTAATTCAAAGTTAGTACACGAATATGGTTTATACTTACCAAACAATCACCAAATGACTGAAGAAGAAATAACTAAAGTAATTAAAATTGTTAACGAAAATATATGAAAAAATTATTAGTAACCGGTGGTAATGGTTTAGTTGGTTCTTCCATTACTTCTGATGTAAAAATTGGTAAAGAGTATGATTTGAGAAATATTGAAGAAACCGATAAAATGTTTGAATACCATAAACCAACTCACGTTATTCATTGTGCCGGTAAAGTAGGTGGTCTTAGTGCCAATATGAATTATAAAGGAGAGTTTTTTTACGATAACATAATGATTAACACTAACGTTATTGAATCGGCCAGAAAAAATAATGTTAAAAAATTAGTATCATTTTTATCAACTTGTGTATTTCCGGACAATATAGAATACCCAATAACTGAGAAAAAAATTCACTTAGGAGCTCCTCACTTTTCAAATTACCCATACGCATACGCAAAAAGAATGGCAGATATTCAAATAAGGGCTTATAGGGAACAATATGGGTTAGAATATGTGTCAGTAATCCCAACAAACATTTACGGACCAAATGATAATTTTTCATTAGACACCGGTCACGTAATCCCTATGTTATTACATAAAATGTATAACGCTCAAAGAGATAACGCTGATTTTGTTGTTTGGGGTAGTGGAACACCATTAAGGGAATTTATATATTCTAAAGATATCGCAAAATTATCTGAATGGGCCTTAGACAATTATAATGAATCAGAACCTATTATATTCAGTAACTCAAATGAAATTAGTATTAAAGATTTGGTTGATTTATTAGTTAATGAGTTTAACTTTAAAGGGAAAGTAATATTTGACAAAACAAAACCTGATGGTCAATTTAGAAAACCATCGGATAATTCAAAATTAAAATCGTATTTACCTAATTTTGAATTTACCCCAATTGAACAGGGATTAAAAGAAACAATAAATTGGTTTATAGAAAATTATGAAAACACAAGAAAATAAAATTGCTTTAATTACAGGGATTAATGGTCAAGATGGTTCTTATCTTGCAGAATTCTTAATAGAAAAAGGATATGAAGTTCACGGAACTTTAAAAAGAAATTCAGTAGCAGAAAATCAAACATCAAGATTGGATAAAGTATATGATAAAGTTAAATTACATTACGCTGATTTAACTGACTTATCATCATTAGTACGAGTTATTAGTGAGGTTAAACCAATTGAGATATATAATTTAGCCGCTCAGTCACACGTAAGAATATCATTTGACCAACCATTATACACCGCAAATGTTACTGGAATAGGAACTTTAAATGTTTTAGAGTCGGTTAAATTATTAGACCCATCTATTAAAATTTATCAAGCGTCATCATCAGAAATGTTTGGTAATTCAATTGATACCGATGGATATCAAAGAGAAACTACACCATTGAACCCTGTATCACCTTACGGATGTGCCAAAGTTTTTAGTTACAATATTTGTCGTAACTATAGAAATTCTTATGGTATGTTCATATCAAACGGAATATTATTCAACCACGAATCACCAAGAAGAGGAACTAACTTTGTAACTAATAAAGTCTGTAAAGAGGCCGTTAAAATTAAATTTGGATTATCGAATGAACTTAAACTAGGTAACTTAGATGCTACTCGAGATTGGGGACACGCTAAAGATTATGTTAAAGTAATGTGGGAGATTCTTCAATTGGATAAACCTGATGATTTTGTATGTGCAACAGGGATATCACATTCAGTACAAGACCTATGTGAGTATGTTTTTGGAAAATTAGATTTAGATTGGGAATTATATGTGAAACAAGATGAGAAGTTTTTAAGACCGGAAGAATTACATAATTTAAAAGGTGACCCATCAAAATTAGTAAAAGCAACGGGATGGACTCACGACTATACCTTTGAAACTATGTTAGACGAAATGATTGAACATTGGTTAACATATTATAAACAACAATAATTAAAAAATGGCTGAAGCTAGAAAAAGAAAACCAACAACAACTCCGACTCCGGAAGTCACCGGTAAACCGGTAAGTAAAAAAGATTTAATTGGTCAAATCATCAGGAGAAAAACTAAAGAAAAGTTTTTAACAGTAAATCAAAAAAAGTATTACGATACTCTAATTGAAAGTGAAATTACTGTTTGTTCCGGACCAGCGGGCGTTGGTAAAAGTTACATAACAATGAAAGCTGCAATTGATTTATTATCAGACCCAAAAACTCCTTATGAGAAAATTATCATTGTTAGACCGGCGGTTGAAGCCGAAGAAAAATTAGGTTCACTACCCGGTAACGTAGAAGAAAAATTAGACCCATATATTTTTCCATCATATTATTTATTAAATAAAATTATTGGAAAAGAATCTCGTGAAAAACTTAAAGAGATTGAAGTTATTGAAGTATTTGCATTAGCGTTTATGAGAGGTATGAATATTGATAATTCTATTCTAATATTTGAAGAAGGTCAGAATGCCTCGCCAAGTCAAATGAAACTTCTTTTAACAAGAATTGGGTTTAACAGTAAATTCTTCATATCAGGTGATGTGGAACAATCGGACAAATATAAAAATAAAACCCACAGTGGTTTATGGGACGCAATCGAAAAGTTTAGAGATGATGACTATGTGTCAACGTTTGAATTTAAAGATAAAAACGATATTGTACGAAACCCATTAATTAGTAAGATATTACGTAAATACGATAACGAACCGGATGAGAATAGCAATTGAGATTAACGGAGTATTAAGAAATACAATAGATAAAATAGAACAAACCTATCAAAAATATATGATAGATAAGACGGAGGGGTTGGAAGACGAAGAATCTTTTAAATATGAGATATCCCTACCGGTAGATAGTTTAAATCTTAGAAATCATTTTAAGTTCCAAACGGACGAAGAATTATATTCATTTTTATATGAGGAGTTTCCTATGGAAATTTTTGGACACTCTCAATCAACTGAATATTCAACCTTCAATGATTTAAATGAGATATACGTAAATTTAAGAGATAATCACGACATATTAATTGTGTCTGATGAAATGGGTAGGTCAAAACCATCATCGTTATTCTTCTTATCAAAATTTGGTTGTCAGATAGAAAAAGTAAAATTCTATAGTAATATGACAATAAATTCAATGTGGGACGAAATTGATGTTTTACTTACGGCTAATCCCGCCTTATTATTAGAACATCCGGATGATAAAATTATCATACAATATCAAACGGAATACAATAAACATATCAAATTAGACAATTCTATAACAACAATTAAAGAATTAGAATTTGAATTAACAAAAATAATATAATGTTAAAAGTATTAGGTGAAAATTATTATTTGGATTTAGACAAAATAGATGACTACGTTCAAATTAAAGGGGATAAAGTTGTTACCTCAGGTATTACAGAATCAACCCACATTAGTATAATTAAATATGAAACGGTTAAATTAATGATGGAAATAATTATGGACGAACCGGAAGAGATTGATGAACAATTAGGTGCAAAGGGTACTAACAATTTATCAATACCATTTAAAATTGCGTTTAACACGCTACTTTATAAAAACTTACTAAATAAAATATAATATGAATCAAGAACAAATTACAAAATTAGAATTGTCTATTGAGAATATGAAAAATAAGAAATCTAGAATTTATCTTATTGCTCAAGACACCAAAGGTAACGCTAAAGCATCTATTGCTTACATCTATAGATTAGCGTTATCATTATTAAACGCCGGGTATAACCCAATTATTTTACACGAAACTCCTGATTACACTGGTGTATCTGAATGGTTAGGTGAAGAATATATGGTAATACCACATAAATCAATTGAGGGTCAGAATTTAGATGTTTCTCCGGAAGACTTAATTATCATCCCGGAACTATACGGTTTTGTTATGTCTCAAGTTAACAATTTACCTTGTGGTAAAATTGTATTATGTCAATCATACGACCATATGTTAGAAACGTTACAGCCAGGACAATCTTGGAGTGACTTAGGATTTTTAAAATGTATAACAACATCAAACAAACAAAAAGAACAAATCGAAAGTGTTATGAGAAACATATCTTTTGATATCTTAACTCCATACATTTCTGATAGTTTTAAACCTCAAACCTTACCCGCAAAACCAATCATTACAGTACATTCAAGAGACCAAAGAGATACGGTTAACTTAATTAAAACATTCTACATTAAATTTCCTCAATATAGATGGGTAACCTTCAGAGATATGAGAAGTCTAACAGAAAAAGAATTTTCAACCGGGTTGGAAGAATCTTGTTTATCAGTATGGATTGATGAGACAAGTGCTTATGGAACATACCCATTAGAATCTATGAAATGTGGAATACCTGTATTAGGTTTAGTTCCTAGTTTAATTCCTGAATGGATGAGTGAGGAAAATGGTTTATGGATTAACAATAAAATACAATTAGTTGACTTCATTGCCGATTATTTACAAAATTGGTTAGAGGATAATGTAAACGAAAACTTATTTATTCAAATGAAAAAAACTGTTGATTCATTACCAACTAAAGAATCTTTTGAAAAAGAATCTGTTGAATTATTTGATAAATATTTAACGTCAAGACAAGAATCTTTTACTGAACAATTATCTAAACTACAAACAATTTAAGAACAATATGGAAGAAATTAAAACATTTGATGTATCGGTTATCTTACCGATTAAATCGTCTAAAGCACGAGATTTTGACGAATACTTTAAAAAAGCTATCGATTCGTTAAGAATACAAAAAACAGAAATAAAAGAACTTGTTATTGTTCATACTAACGAAACATCTTTAGTTGAATACTTAAACGATTTTGACTTTGGTGATTTACCGGTAATTAAAGTTGAGTGGACTAAAGAACCAAATTACTCGGCACAAATTAACTATGGTGTTAGAAGTGCAAAATCAACGTGGGTTTCATTGTTTGAATTTGATGATGAATATTCTTCAATTTGGTTTAAGAACGTTCTTAAATATTCTGAAATATATCCTGAGGTATCGGCATTTTTACCAATAGTTGTTGACGTAGACCAAAACACAAATTTTGCGGGTTTCACTAATGAGGCAACATTCGCAGCAAATTTTACACCTGAAATGGGAATCTTAACAAATGAAACGTTAATGGATTATCAAAATTTCCAACTATCAGGGATAGTAATTAAAAAAGAATCATTCATTGATTATGGATTGTTAAAACCATCGTTTAAATTAACCTTTGGGTACGAATTCTTTTTAAGAATGACATACAACTCAATAAGAATTATGACAATTCCTAAAATTGGTTACAAACATATGAACTTACGTGAAGGTTCTATTTTTTGGAATTACAAAAATGGTGACGATATCATTTCCCCGGACGAGGTTAAATTTTGGGTAGAGTCAGCAAAAAAAGAGTTTTTCTTTATTAATGACAGAGCCATAAAATACGAATCTCAAGAATCGTAATGACTGAATCAGTTAATTTGACAGGAGACACCAGCGTTGAGTTAAAGAAGAAAGGTAGAAAACCAACCCAATTAAATTATTTTGATGTTCGAGAAGAACTGGCAGTTGTTCGATTTTTAGAAACCGAATGTCATCACGAGAGAAATAAAATTTATAATGAGTTTTTATTAAAACCTTTAGATAAGATGATATCTTCGATTATAAGAAGATACAAATTATATAGAAAAGACATGGATTTTAATGAAATCCATACAGATACTCACTCATTCTTAATAACAAAAATAGATAAGTTTAAGCCTTCTAAAGAAAAGAAGGCTTACTCTTATTTTGGAACCATATGTAAAAATTATCTTATGGGTCAAATTATTAAGGACCAAAAAGAAACTAATAGAAAAATTTCTTACGAAGATATTTCAACTAGTTTAGAAAACGATGAAGGGTTCGCATATTACATTGAAAATGATAATTTAGATTCTGAAAGGATTATTCATCATTTTTTAATCAAATTAGATTTGTTTGTTAAAAATGAAAATCTAAGTGAGAATGAAATAAAACTCGGACAAGCATTATACGATTTATTCGATAATTATGAAAATATTTTTGTGGGTAACGACAATAATAAATTCAACAAGAATATAATATTACTCTCATTGAGGGAAATGACCAACCTTTCTACTAAAGAAATTAGAGGGTCAATGAAGAAATATAAAAATATGTATTTTGAGTTAGTCCAAACTATGGTTAAATAAAATCCAATATTAAATATTTATTGTTATGGCAAGACCGACAAAAAAAGAAATTAATCTTTCAAAAGAATCAATGTTATCATTGATGCAGGAAATCTATAACGAAGTTGTGGAACAACGAAATACTGCAATAAGAATACAAAACAAGATGTTAACAATGATGAAAGAACCGGAGGATATGACTGTCATTGGTCCGGTTATCGAAAAACAACAAAAAATTGTTAACGACTGTATTGAGAAAAAACTAACCCTATCTAAGTTACAATCTTCTATGTGGGAAAAATCTAACGCTAATAAAGATAGTGGAGCAGGATTCTCAATAACTGATTTAGGGGATGATGAACTATTCAGAACTCTAATGGAAAAAGACATTTCAAAAGATAACGATTCTTATAAAATGAAAAAATAATATGGGTTCATTAGACATTAATTTTGGATATAATAAAATTCAAAAGAAAGTTAACGCAACAAAATCTTTTGCTGATATTAAGTCTCAGTATGACGAGGCAAATAGAAAAGCGGGTAGTTCCTTTGAAAAAACAAAATCTCAAGTTTCAGAATCATTAAACAGTGTTAAAAGTCAAACTAAAAGATATCAGAAACAAGTAAAAAACCAATTTGAACAACTTTTAGATTTAACCAACACAACAGGTGGAAATGGTAGTGGTTCACCATCATATATTAAAAGACTCTTAATTAGAACAATTAAAAACGTACAACCAAGGTTACGAACAATTGTTATTAAAGATTGTTTAACAGCATTAGGGTGTGACCAACAACAAACATACACATCTCCGGAAACAATTTATGTAAAAGTTGGTTCTATCGATTTATTTAATAGATTATTAATTGACCCCCAAGATGAAGTAGGTGCTGTTGTTTACGAAAAGAAGTCGATTCAAGTAGGACAAATTCCATTCTCAATGAATCGAGAATTACATCAATTAACTCAAAATAATAGTATATACACTCACGTAGGTAAGTCGGGTCAAGATTTATTTAAAATACAATATGTAAACGCTGACCCAAATGGTGTAACAGGTGGTTGGTTTCAGGTTGATTTAAGTAGTAGAACCGGACCTCTTAGAGTAGGTGAATTTATGGTTGATTATTACGACACAATAAGAATGGCGGAAGACACCGATATTATTGGGTCTATTATGGAATCCTTATCCGGTGCAATATCAATGAAAGTATCTGCGGGAACATCTCAAGTTGAAAACGCAAGTAAATACGAATTAATATTGGCAAGAATATTAGGACTTTGTTTTGATAGTAGGGGTAATGAAATAGATACTAGTGGTATTGCTAAGATAGCTGAACTAGATGGTGTTGACGATTCATTTTTTGAGTTTACTGAAATTGATTTAAGAAATATTGATATTAGAACACAAAACATTAAGAAAGGGGTTATTCAATTTGAGGATTGTGATAACATTGATTTACCTGTTAACTTCAACGAAATTATAAGTGCGTTAGGACAATTAAATTTTTATGAAGGTTCTGAGTTTGAAGAGGCGGCAAATAACATAACAGATGTTTTGGCAAACAATCCGGCTTGGATTGGTGTTGGAATAAATGTTACCCCACAGGTTGTTGTTGACACAAATTTTATAAAATTAATAAGTAACGGAATGATTAGTGCTTTAATTACTCCAAAAATGATATTACCAATTATTGTTATGTATAAAGCGTTGGGTAATACATTGGCGGACAATATAAAATCATTTGTTGATTTCGCTAAAATATTTAAAAAGTTCTTCATTAATTTAGTATCTAAAGTAGGTGCAATATTTGTTGAGGAATTGTTTAAATTAATTAAAGAAGACATTTTGAAACTTGTTCAACAAGTTATTAAAGATATTGTTAAAGAAAAGATTGTTAAAAAATATGCAATGATATTAAAATTAATTGCGTTATTATTGGCAATCATTGGATTGATAACGGATTATCGTAAGTGTAAAAACTTAATAGACGATATATTGGCGTTATTGAATTTATTAAATCTCCCCGGACTGAGTAGTGGAATACCATTACCATTCTTATATGCCGCACAATTATTGGATGGTTACTCCGAATCAAGAGCCTTTATTGGTGCCATTGAAGAAATGCAAAGTATGGGAATCCCTACCGGAGCGATGCCAAGTGGTGCACCAAATTTTGATTTATTAGGGAAGTTTGGACAAATGAAAGCGATGGCTATGGAAGATGCGGAAAATAATAAACTTCAAGTTGCGGTGGGACCATTGGTGGTAACTCCGGCGTTCTTGACTGTTCCTGCCAGTTCGTATGGTAAAAAATTCTAATTATGGATAAGAAAGAAAAATCTGAAAAAGTATTACAAATCATTAAAGAACATAAAACATCGTCAAATAAAGATTTAATTCTTGCGATGGATTATCTTTTGGAGGATTTTGAATTTACTAAAAAATTAGTTTTAAAAGGAACTGAACAATTAGATAAGTTAGAGTTAACTTACAACACCATATTAAAAGAATATCAAAAAAGAATAAAACCAAATGATAATAGATAGTCAAAATAAGTATCAAATATTATTTCCGGGATATGTTTACGATAACCAAGACCCAATGATGTTGGGTAGAATTAGAGTTATTCCTGAAACTAAAAATTATAACGATATAATCGCGTCCGTTCCGAATTGGGATGAACAAAAAGATATATGGACATCGAGAGACCCATTACTTTTTATGCCGTTATTACCGTTTTATATTAGTCAGACACCTAAAAAGGATGAGTATGTTCATATTGTTTATATGAATAGAATGTCCGAATTTAATAACCAATTTTATATTCAAGGTCCGTTCTCGTCTCCAATGACAACACCTTTTGAACACTACCAAGGCGCCAAAAAATTCTTGGCAGCCGGAGATAGAATTAAACAAGGTATGAGTCTTAAAAACCAAGACGGTGAATACCGTGATAAAAACAGTCAAGGTATCTTCCCTGAACCTGGTGACAACGCTTTGTTAGGTAGAGGAACCGCTGACGTTATTGTAAAAGAAAATGAAGTATTAATCCGTGCCGGAAAAACAAAAGAATTATCTAAAGATAAATTTCCAATAGGTAATCAAAATAGAGCCTTTTTACAGTTAACAAGATTTACACAAACTAAAAAAACATTACCACCTGAAACAAAATATAGATTAGTTCAAGATGTTTTATTAGTTAAAAAAATGATTGTTTGGGATATTGCAACATTAAATACGACGGCAGATTCCTTTACCGGGTCAGTTAAATTGTATAATCTTAAACCAAGTCCAAAAGTTAATACGGACAACTTTAAATACGATACCATATTAAAATTAAATAGTGGTGAAGATTATGGTGTTGAACTAGAGTCCATATCGTTTGTGGGTAAAACTTTTCAGGAATCGGTTAAATCAATTAATGATTTTATTTCTAAAGTATTTAACCCAAATGTTACATTTACAGGAATAACAATTAATAACCCAAAAAATCTTGCTGACCAATTTCCTTTTGTTGTTACACCATCAAAACAAACATACGATACCGGTAAAAACTTTACACCATCAACGGCATTAAATGATGTTGTTGAATACGTGAATTACAAAAGATTTTTTAATAAAATTAAATTAAATAATTCAAAAGAAGAAGGTTGGTTTTTGGTTTCAGAAAATAAAGGGGGTAAACCTTTATTTGGTCCTCAAGGAACTGTTAAAGAAGAAACAGTAATACCAACAACATTTCAAAATGAAGATGTTACTTACGGTGTGTTAGGTGCTCAAAAAGTATTTTTATTATCTCAAAACGCAACAAGTCCTAAAGGACAAATTGATTTATCTAATACGTTATACGGTATTCCACAGGATAAATTTGTTGGTGCCGGAGATACATTATTTGAGAAAACATACTCAAGTGTTAGAGGTGAAGAATTGGTTAAACTGATTGAGAAAATTGTTGAATTTTTAAACAATCACGTCCATCCTCATGCTAATATGGTTCCGGATGAAGCGACTCAAGGTTCTAAAACAACCAAGACTAGTATCAATCAATTACTAGCCGATGTAAATAATACTGTCTTAAATCAAAATATTCGATTAAACTAAATATTTATTGTTAAAAGATTTTATGTCAATTAACAATTCCTATTTTAGTAAAAACAATACAATCATATCAAATAGTTTAACAAACACCGGAAGAAACCCTGTGACTGAACTATTTTATGGTTCATTAGCGACTTCACAATACCCAAATGGGTTTAGCCGTTTCATTTTTGATTTGGATATGTCTCTTCTTCAAGAAAAAATATCTGACGGAACAATATCTACAACTTGTCCTGATGCTATGACACATACGTTAAGAATGGTTAACACATCAACCTTTAATATTGAAGAGTTAAATACAACAACATCTCAAGCTAGATTGAGAGCAACTTCCTTTGATTTAATATTATTTAGAATACCTAACAACCAAATGTGGGACGAAGGTGTTGGATATGACTTTGCTGACTTAATATATGATTATAGTAATTCAGATAGAAACTTCTCAACAAGACCGTCAAATTGGATTCAAACAACAACATTAAGTGGGTGGACATCACCGGGTATCTATAACAATAATAATTCAGGTTCAACACCATACAGTGCGTTAACTATTGTAGACACACAACATTTTCAATTCGGGAATGAAGACATATCTTTTGATATGACAAGTGAAATTAATAATATCTTAACAAATGGTTTAACCGGTGTAACAGGATGGGGAATTGCTTATTTACCTCAAATTGAAAACTTAACGGGGTTAACTGAGAACTACGAAGTTCAATTCTTTACAAGACATACTCAAACCTTCTACGAACCATTCTTAGAAACAAACTATGATGATTTGATTGAGGATGACAGAAACTCATTTTCGTTAGGGAAAATCAATAAATTATACTTATACATATACGAAGATGGTAATCCTATCAACTTAGATGAATTACCGTCAGTGTCTATTTCGGATTCCAATGGAACTCCTATTTTAGGATTAATGAGTCCTTACTTAGATGTATGTCAGAGAACCAAAGGTGTTTATGAAGTTACAATACCACCATTAATTGGGTATCGTACACCTTGTTCTTTTTATGACATTTGGTCAGGGTTAAAATTAAATGGTTTTTCTTTACCTAATATAACCAATGACTTTGTATTATACCCGTTAAAACATTCAATTCAAATTGGTACGTCAACTCAGGACCCAAAGATTTATGGATTTGATTTTTACGGAATAAAACAAGACGAAAAAATATACAACACAGATATTAGAAAAGTTGGCGTGGTAATTAAACAAGCTTACACAACAAATAAGTTACTTCCAAACGTAAAGGCTCATTACCGAGTGTATGTAAGAGAAGGGCAAACAGAAGTTCAAGTTCAAGGATGGACAAGAATTAACCAAACCCCAAATGAATATTACTTTATGTTCGATACGAGGGATAAAATACCAAACGAATACTATGTTGATTTGAAAGTTGAGAGTAGTGGGGTGATTAATACCTACAAAAAACAAATCAAATTTCAGATTGTTAATGTGAAGTATTTGGAATAATAAGATATTTATAAATAAAAACTAAAAAAAAAATAATACAAAATATATGGCAAATTATATTATAAATGATTGTTTAACTAATGAGGAATACATTGTTTCTGCAATAACGTTAACAGTGGGAGAAACAGTAGGGTATTCTATTGACGAGATAGGATTTTGTGCTACTGTTGGGGTAGAAACGTCTAACCCTCCAACTATAGGGGTAACCTTGGGGATATCATATACAGATTGTTGTGAGTGTTTAAGTGAGACCACAGTGGATTTAAATTTTAAATTTATACGATGTGGTACATTAGAAGAGATTAATATAGACCCAACTGAATTTTGTAGTTACTTTGGTGCTCCCACATCAGGTAGTACTTATGAAATACAATTTGGTAGAGGAACACCATTTTGCGTAACTTTTGATGGGTTAACTAATTCGGGTGAAACAAATTATTATTACTATTCAGGTCCCTTTTTAGATTGTGAAAATTGTGTATCACCACCACCTATATCCGCAGGAACAGAAACAATTATGTGTGTACTTGATTGTAGTGGTAACACTATAACAGTTGTCCCACCCCACCCAACTTGGACAAACGCGTATGGTAAGGCAGTTGTCTTACTAGATGCAATCGAACTTGGTGGAATGAATGGATTAAATTCGTAAGTTATGGGTAAGGTAGTTAAACTTTCAGAATCAGATTTATCAAACATTATTAAAAAAGTAATGTCTGAACAAGATTACTCATCCGATGTTAATAGACCAACGAGTGATAGAGAGAGACAAGTCAAATCAATCTTTGGTGACAAATACGGTTCGTATATCCCAAATGATGTACTTAGATACATAAGAAAAAACCCCGCACAATTCTTCAAAAAAATATATGAAATGTATGGAGATAGAGCTTATGACTACTTAGATAAAGCAAAAAATAAAGGAGGAATTTAATTTTCTCCTTTTTTTTATCAAATTATTTTTTTATATATAAAATTTTTACGTATCTTTGTCCGATAATTCACTAAAGATATGATAAAATACATAAAACGAAAATTAAAACGTAGAGCTGTTAGAAAGAAACTATTAGAGTTACAGATATTATACGATGTTGTTGACCCGGGAAGATTGGCGGATATCAATGATTGTAAATTTATTTTCCGTAATGTCTTACGACATTCCAATTCCATTTATGAAATTGCTCCACTATCTGACCATAGAATTATAGAAAATAAAAAATTAGGTGTATTCATTATCTTAGACGATAAAAAAATTACAATAATCAATCACGTTTGTTATTATAGTAATATCCCCCTTACTGATAGAGATTGGAAGAAAATGTCCAATATGTATGATAACAAAGTGCAACAAAATAGAATGCAACGTATTGAACAAATGAAATCCCAAGTGGAACATTCATTATCAAAATTAAAGAATAGAATCTTAATTAAATCAAAAACCCCCACTGTTGAGTAGGGGTTTGTTATTTAAAACATATCTTCAAGACTCTGTAAGTGTTTCTTAACGATATCCAAGTCACTAATGTCCGTATACGTCATTCCTCGACTCTTTAAGGTTTGTATTTCTCTGTGTAGGTGTGATGTCATTTGTCTAACCATATTTGACATTGATGGATAATTTTTAATCATATTATCTAGATAATAAACATCCTCAGGCAATTTTAACACATCACCAATTTTTTTAACCCAATCCTTACCGTAATTATCGGCATCCATTTCCATATCCCAATAGATTTTATAAAATTCCTCAAAATCCTCAATATCCCCCATATAGGAATCCTTCAAATCAAATTCACTCATCTGTTGTTCGTGCCTTAATTCGTGGAATAAAATATAAACAAATGATGCAAAATTTGGAAACATTTCAGGTGAACATAAAATAATTGCCTTATTTGTTCTAACCCCTTTAAATCCGGTGTTACAAGAATTCAATACTTTTATAACATATCCCCTATCTTGAACAAAATCTTTTATCTTCTCAGAAATCAAATCATATTCCTTCATTTTATCCTCAGGAATATCCTTTCTAAACTTATCAATAACTCTGTCGTAATTAGAGGACATTTTTAGTCCATTTGGGACAATATCTCCCAATATGGTGCCTTCGGTTATCTCAACCCATTCTTTAACCGTATGAACGTCGTGTGTGTCTATATCATAACTTCCGTCAACACCTTTCTCCCACATACCAATAACACGTTCAACATTATTTTTTATATGTTTACCTTTAGCTTTTTTATTATGGTGATTATCAACATCAATACTAAAAGGAAATAATTCAGTCTTTCTCCATTTTTTTAATCCTAACTCAATTGGACCATTGTATTCACCGGCATTACTAGCCAACGTATTTTCTTTAATTGGAACAACTTTTAAATTTTTCTTACCGGGTGTTTGATTAATGTTGTTACCCTCTTCATCACTATTGGTCGAATCAGGGTGTTTCGTCATATAATTAGTTACCTTTCTTGCCTTCCCCTCTATCTTCTTAATCTGTTTCTTTGTTTCATCCATCGAACCATCATAACTATCAAATTCCAATTCAGGATTATCATACTTAGATACCGATGTCGTAAACGGACCCATTTGAGATTTTTTGAATTTTCTAATACCCACTTGAAGAGGTGCTATAAACGAACCTCTAGTTCCACTCTCTCCGGTAGCCTCTTTAATCTGTATTTTGTTATTTTTGTTCATATACTTATAAATATCAAACAAATTAAAAAAATGGAAGAACCTCAATTATTCGGAAAGCTATTTGAATCAATACCAATCCAATCTGAAGAACACTTAGATGCCATACTTGAAACTATGGATAAAGAACACGGAATATACTATCTAACCCAAGCCGTTAAATACGCATATCAATCCGGAATATTCTCATTAGGAGAATGTGAAGTATTATCAAAAGCAATTAGAGTAACCGCCAAAAAAGAAAAAGACGTAGAATAACGTCTTTTTTTATATAAAAATTTTGGCAGTTAAAATATTATATTTATATTTGTCAAACAAAACACAAACACTATGAAAAAGTTATTCTTATTATCGTTATTACTTATCGGAACATTAACCTCTGTGGCTCAAGTTAAACCAAAAACAAAAGACATTGACAAAGATGCCAACGTCTTGATGGATTCGTTATCTAAAGTTTATAACAAAAAAGTTTTTTCTATAATGAAAATTACTAAAAACGATACTATCAAAACCTATATTGCCTACGCAAAAGATAATAAATTAACTTATGAGTTAATTAGTTCAAAACGAATTAATTAATACAACGACCTACTAACCCGTAACCTGTTTTAATTGTTCCGGTTCCAATAGGTGAATATACTTTGATTTTTTTATCATTATTTGGTGAATCAAATTGAACTGTGGTTCCCGCATTCGATAATTTATAAATAACAAACTCTGTTCGCCCTTTTTTAATCATACCCGCCATAGCTTTTAACCCCGGTTCTATCTCACTACCCATTTTTTGATAACTACGTGAATTGGGGTCATTCAATAATTGTTTAACCAAATCAGCATAATCTGTAACTGTTATCGTTAATATTTCACTACCTGAAACCGCAACCGGGTTAGTTTGACTTACCAAAGTTAAAAGATAAACATATAGTGGAGTATATTTCCAATCCGGGTATTTACTAACGTCACCCGTAATATACCCTGTGTCCGTTTCTATTTTACCCTGACTATCCATAATAACCAATCTATCCGGAATCTGTCCCGGAGTAAATGTAACTTCCCCTTTACCTTCTAAAATCTCATCAGTTGTTACATAATCTAAATTAGGGTCCCCTTGACCAGCTTCAACATCTAAAACAAAATTACACTTTGAACCACTACCTGTGATAGTAAAGTTTACAAATTGCTCACCACTATATAATTTAATCTTATCAGGATTTTTATTATCACCTTTAGTCTTATCATATGGTGTTTTACCTAAAGATACTTGACTAACATCTGTAGGAACTTTAATAGTTAAAACACCATTTTTAATTAAATCTTGAAATACTTCTTCAAAATACCCTTTCACAGAATTAGCTCTCGCCAATGCTAAACTACCCTTTTCTTCAAATCCTTTTGGATTCGTAACATTAGATTCCCCTGCAGTAATAGTTATAACAAAATTTTTACCACCATCATCCTTGATAAATTTATCAATTTGAGGTTTTAATGAAATTATTTTTGACTTAACATTTGGAGAATCAACCTGACCATAAGCAAATTTATCACCAACATTTTGAACCGGAAAAGTAGTGTTAGTCGATTTTGATGTAGTTGTCGAATGATATTGGGGTTGAACAACCTGTTCTAACGTTAAATATTGTCGTTTTGTTGCACTCTCGTGAAGATTTAATATTCTACTTCTTTCCTCACTCGATATCTCAAATAAATTGTTCATATTTTTCTTTTTATATAAATACCTCAGTATTTAAAAAACTTTATTTGATTTACGAATATTCTCCTCACCCCACATTGGTTGAAGGTTATCCAAACACCAACATCTCATAAATTCCTCGTCACCCATCTCTTGTATATCAAAAGATGTAATTGGTAGTTTATGGTCCACGTGCCAAATTCCATAGTTATCCCACGTCATATCATCCTTAAATTGTTTTTCTAAATGATTAATCAATTCCTCCGGACTATATTGTAGAACATCAAAGTAATGTCCATATTTGTCTACATTACTTTCTTTTAATACTGTCCATATTGCAGTTCTGAAATTGGTGATTAGTTTATAGAGGGGGTCAGTATCTTTACGATGTTTTTCATACTTACGTTTATATTCTCTATGTTTATCAATATTTTTTTCTCTCCATTTTTGATGGTAATCATTTAGACGGTCTCTATTATCTTTTTGCCAATCAGAAAAATATTGTAATCGTTTTTCTCTATTTTTAAGATAATGTCGTTTATCTGATTCAGATTTCCCACCCTTATATTTTCTACCGGAGATACCGACAATAGCACCATTTTCTTTTAATGTTCGTAACACAACTTGTTTGTTAATATTTAATTTTTCAGATATAGATGGAGAGCCTAACATCTCATCATTATATAATCTCAAAATTTCATCAACAACTGATTTTTCTAATAGTATTTTCTTCATATATTATAAATACAACCATAAACTTGATTGTTTACAAATATACATAAAAAAAAGGGACATATAGTCCCTTTTTGTTAAATATTTTAAGATTTTGATTATCTCAATTCTCTTAAATCGAATGTTCTAACACCATCTACAGTAATTCTGCCGTAAAATCTATTATTCACCATCTTTTTCGCGTAACGAGTCATTATACCTTTAATCGGTGTAAAGTTGAATGGGTTGTACATTGTAGGTGTTAATTGTAATGGTACATACGGAGCGTAGATGTATCCTGTATCAAGTAACGATGTTCCTTTGTGTCCAATTAACACTTGGTTAGCTGGGAAGTAAGGGTCACGATATACTTGGTAACGTCCTGCTAATGTTCCAACTCTTTCAATACCCATATTATATTGGTCTTGTTCAGGTGAAGCATTAGATACGTGGAAGTATTCTAAGTCATCCATAATCGCTGAAACCTCAGAAGATACTACAATCCAGTTAGCTCCACCTCTTAAAGTAGATTTGTGGATTTGTGCTGACAATTGGTTAATTGCAGTAATCAAAGTTTGGTTCCAATCTTTTTGTGTATAGTTTGTTGTTGAAGAGATTCTTCTCCAACCATTGTAATCCCAACGTAAGTTCCATGCCGCACCTTTACGTAAATCTCTTAAGATTTCACGGTCGATTTCAGCCGCAACTTGTTCAGATAATAAAGCTGTTAATTCAGCCTCAGCATCGATGTTGTGGAAAGCTGCAACGTCTTGAGCTAACTCAGGAGACCATTGTGCTCTTAATTTTCTTTCTGTAACAGATACAGTAACTGAATCTAATTCGAAAGAAACCTCACCGATTTTATCTTCAAATTCCATATCAGCGTAACGTCTGTAAACAGCAGTAAACCCAGTTGATGGTAATACTCCGATAGTTGTTCCTGTATAACCGTCTAATGTGTCACCACAAGAAGGACAAGTTGGACAAGATAAATCAACTTCTAAGTAGATGATTCCTGCAGGAGAACAAGTATCATTGTAAGTACCGTTATTACCTGTAGTTGCAAATGATGTAGTTCCTCTTCCGTTTAATCCTGAAACGATACCTTCACCATATTGTTGAGTAACAACTCTAAACAATAATGAGTTTATTCCGGTAGACCCACTTACAACACTACAAGGTGATGTTGTTGAAGTCCATGCAGTTGTAGAATCACTGTAGATTCTTAAATCAGATAAGAAAGTTTCAGTATCAACTTCATTACCGTCTGGTCCGATTAATTTACCTGTACCAGCAGTTGTGAATCCTGATAATGCTACGATTACTTTTCTAATGTTTTTTCCATTGAATTGGTTAGCTAATGCAGTTGCGTCAGCAACAACTAAACTACCATTTGACCAAACCATAACTGTTGTTGGTTTAGTAACTGCCGACCATTGTCCTTTAGAGTAGTCAAACAATCCTGGAGGGTCTAATTGACCTTCGTTTCCTTCATAGAATAAATCATAAAGATTTTTCTTGAATGCGTTTGCTCCTGTGTAACCAGCTCCTGATTGACCATCAGCCGCAGTTTGTCCATCAGCCGCACCAATTGGTCCGTAGTGAGTACCACCACCTAATTGAGTTCCTAAGATAGTTTCTTGACCTGATTGGTAACCTTGAATTTTAGGTACGAAGAAGAACAATTTACCGATTGGTAAGTTCATAGCTTGTACTGATACGATTTCATTCGCAAGTAATTTAGAGAATACTCTTCTTACGATAGGGAATACAACCGTTTCAAATGAACCGTTTGAACCTTCACCTGTCGCTTCGTTTATTAAGAAAGACGCTTGGTTCTCATATAACTGAGCTACGTTTTCTCTCATGTGTCCTTTAAGACCTTCTAGGAATCCTAATTTATCCCATTTGTTGATTGTGTCTTCTTTGATAACTTTAAGGTGTTTTAACCCGATGTTACCAACTAATCCTGATTCTAATAATGCTCCCATTTTTTGGTTTTTATTAATTTTAATTTATTTTTATTTTTATTTAATTTTTGTCATTAAATCTTTCATTCTTAAGAACTGTGGATTCTCATATGTTTTAGACTCAATTAAGTTAACTGCTCCTGTAGAAGGTGATTTTGCGATTGTTCTTTCAATTGACTCATTCATAGATTGAGATTTAGTTCCTGCGGATAATTCATTTTTAACAACTTGATATAAATTTTTAGATTCTTTAATAGTTTCAACACCATCAAATCTTCTTAAAATGTTAATTTTTTCTTGTTTTGATGTTGAATGTTCTGTAAACAAACGTGTAGCGTAAGCTAAGTTTGAATTGAATATTGCAACCTCATTTAGTTTACTTCTAAAAACATTAAGTGCTTTTCTATACTCTTCATTTTTTTCTCTAAGGATTTGTAATTCTGAGTTAGAAGTACTTTCTTTAATAGCTGTATTAAATTTAGAGTGAGCTCTTGGTTTTGGTAAACCACCTTTTCTGAAATTAGACCCTGAACCTAAAGTTCTAACGGCCTCTTTTGTTTCAGATTTTTTAACAGTTGTAGGTTTTTCAGTGTATTGTTCTTTAGACTCTACTTTTTTAACCATTTTGTTTTTACCAAGTGAGCTTCCAGCATTTTCACCATCTTTATAATCAAATTTTGCTTTACCTGTACCAACAGATTTAGGAGCCTCTTTCATTTTAGTTTTGAATCCCGTTCCTTGATTAGGTTTTGCATTGTATTTGAATTTCGGACTTCCGATTCCAACTCCCTTAGGTTTGATTGTAGATTTTTTAGATTCATAAATAGATTCCTCAAATTCTTCATCTTCGTCATCCATTTCAATTTCATAAACGATTTCTTCATCGTCCATTTCATCTTCTTCGTCAAACTCATCAAAATCCATTTCGTCGTCGTTTCCAAACATTCTTTCAACAATAGATTCGATTGATTCATCATCACCATCTTCTTCTTGTTCGTCTAATTCTTCCTCAT